ATTTACACCTGACCAAGACAGTGCCCCACAATTGATTCTTGTAGACATGATAAAAGATAGATTTGAGTTCCCAGAACTGCGTAGAGTTGCCAAAGAACAATACGACTATTGGAAGCCAGAATCTGTTATTGTAGAGGCCAAAGCGTCAGGATTGCCATTAACCTACGAAATGCGCAAACTGGGCATACCTGTTATTAACTTTACACCAAGCAAGGGAAATGATAAACATACTAGAGTGAATGCTGTGGCACCACTGTTCGAGTCAGGAATGATTTGGGCACCGGACCGAGAATTTGCTGAAGAGGTAATTGAGGAATGCGCTGCATTCCCACTAGGCGAACACGATGACTTAGTGGACAGCATGACTCAAGCCGTAATGAGATTTAGACAAGGTGGTTTTGTAGACCATCCCGATGACTACGAGGATGAACCGTTACCACAACAACAAAGGACGTATTATTAATGGCCAAGAAAAAAATTCTTTCAAAAGCAGTTAAAGGCATTGCATCTTTATTTAAAGGCAAAGATGTGCCTGCAGAGGGAGTGGCCAAAGTAGAAAACGTATTTGCAAAAAATTTAGTTGATGAGTTTGGAGTAGATGAAGTTAGAGAAGCTTATAGAATTATAGACACAGCAGACGCAGACCCACAATTATCAAAACTATTTTACAGAGAAAATGAATCAAAGATGGACGAGCTCGTTAATCTTCTCGAGGCGCGTTACATGGGCAGTGAAAGATTGCACGCACACCCACTTAGTTTCAATAGACGCGGACCGGGCGCCGCGGAACGTTATTCAAAACTCAATGAGACTGGAGAACGGCTCACGGACATGCCAGGTGGACCAGGCGACAGGGTTTTATATTTTAAAAATTACGGCGAAATGAGTAAAACAACAAACCGAGAAGGTCAGCGTATTTATAAAAATGAAAAACCTACCATTCTTGATGAAGGTAAAAAAATAACTGATGAAGGTACTCTTATAGAGGGTAAGGCAATACAAGACAGTCTTTATGATAAAACGATAACAGACATACCTTTGATCAATAGAATGATGAAAGAAACAGGTAAGACTGAAACAGAAATTAGAGAAGCTATTGCTGAATTAGCAAACCAAGGATACGAGTCAGGTAGTCCAAAACTTATGAGTGCATTTGACGATGATAGCATAAGAGCTTTTGTTAGTAACAAACAAGCTGTGCCTGGAGACAAAGAAGATTTTGTAACTGATATGATGGAAGCGCTAGGTGAAGGACCTAGAAAACAAATGGATGATCTTATAACTGGCATGACTAATGAAAGTGATGAAATTCTTCAAAGCATGAAAAAAATGGAAGCAGAAGCAAAAGCCATGTCAGAAATTGCAATGGCTGAACAAACACAACTTGGAGGAGCACTTGATTCTTTTAACAGAATGATAGATGCCGGCGACGATCCTGCGGAAGCATTACAGTTTTTGCAAGACGCAATTAAAAAAGCAAGAACAAAACAAGCTGATGGTGGTCGTGTTGAAATGGCCCTAGGTGGAGCTGCTAAAGGAATTATGGAAGCCATCAAACTTGCAGCAAGAGGTGTTAAACCTTTTGGACAAAAACAAACTTACAAACAAAAAGTAACAACAAAAGGTGTTTCTCAAGAACAGTTTGACGAAATATTTGAAAAACAACTTAATAGAGTTCCTGACGAAGTTTACGATGAACCAACTGGTAAAGGTCTTCACACAAGTTTATTACAAGCAGAGGCCATACTAACAGGTCAAAAACTTGGTTTAATGACTCAAACACAAAGAACAAAAATTGCAAAAGCTATGAGAGACAAAGTAGCTAAACAAATTTATGACAACCCTGTTGCTGGTTTAAGCAATGACTACTTAGAATACATGGATGATGCTGTAGGAAGAATGGATGACATATTTGAAATAGAAAGATTAGGTGGTGACTTAACACCTAAACCAATTTTTGATGGTAAGGAAATGATAGGAGCTCAAGTAGATTTTACACAATTAAATAGACTAGGGGATAAAGTAAAAGATAATGTTATTCCGTTTAAACCAAGAGATAAAAAATCAAAAGGTGGTTTGATGTCTTTGTTAAAAACATTGGGTATGAGAGCACCTGATAAGATTGCAGATAAAAAACAAATAGAGAATGTAATTAGAGATCCAAAAACAGATTTAGAAAGAATACTTAAAGACAACCCTAGCACAGGCACAAAAGCTACTCCGAAAGATCAACCAACTATTGATGAAATTAGAGACATGATACAAAACGACCCAAGGTATGATAAACTAACTGCTGCGCAAATGGATGAAGTTGTAAAAAGAGAAACTGTGCGTGCAGATTTTGCCTACAACATGGGCATCAAACCAGAAGAAGTTGACGATCAAATAGTTGATATGTTGATGATGGAAGGATATGCTAGTAGGTTTGGTTTTAAGGACGGTGGCGCAGCTTATATAAATAAAGCGACACTAGAATCTATTCGTGATATGCCTATAAGATCTAGAGGTTCAAGAATGCCGTATGTGCAAAAAATGCAATCAGATATGGAAAAATACATGCGAATGGGGAAAAAAGAAGGTGGTGTGATTTCCGAAGCAGAACTAGCTGATCCTAGATACAATAGTGCTACTGGTGAGTATGAAATTGGTGGTGGGGTAAAATTAGGTAAACTTGAATTGGATATGTTGGCAAGAGGAGTTGAAGGATATGATCCAACTATGAAGTATGAAGGCAAGCTAGATTTAGGTAATGATTTTATGTTACAAGGTGGTTACTATGATGATGCAATTATGCAGCCAGGTATGATGTCACCAGAAGATGAAATAAGACTTTCACTAACTAAAAGTTTTGCAAACGGTGGCACAGTGCCACCACAAAAAGGTCCGATGTCACAAGGCATGGGAACATTATACAGGAGTAAATAATGGCTATAGAAAAAGACGATCAAGTAAAAATGCCTACACAAATTCTACCTGAAGACGTAGAACTAGAAGCACAAGACTTAAACCCAAATGCTGAAGTTAATATTGAGATGATGGAAGACGGTGGTGCTGTGGTAGATTTTGATCCTCAAGAAGAAGCTATGCAAGGTGCAGAACAACACAATTCAAACTTGGCAGAATTTTTAGAAGATGGTGATCTTAATGAAATAGCATCAGAAGTTTTAGAAGCATACGACGAGTGTGCTTCATCAAGAGATGAGTGGGAACAAACTTATAAAAAAGGATTAGACCTACTTGGTTTTAAATACGAAGATAGATCAGAACCATTCCAAGGAGCATCTGGTGCAACACACCCTGTGCTTGCAGAAGCTGTTACACAATTTCAAGCTTTAGCTTACAAAGAATTAATGCCATCAAGCGGACCAGTCAGAACACAGATTATTGGACTAGAGTCATCTGAAAAAGTTGCACAAGCACATAGAGTCAAAGAGTTTATGAATTATCAGTTAATGGTAAACATGAAAGAGTACGAACCTGAGTTTGATCAAATGTTATTTAATTTACCACTATCAGGTTCTACATTTAAAAAAGTTTATTACGATGCAATGTTATCACGTAGTGTATCAAAGTTTGTACCTGCCGAAGATTTGTATGTGCCATACACATCAACAAGTCTTGATGATACAGAAACAATTATTCACAAAATTAAAATGACGACAAACGATGTACGTCAACATCAACTAGCAGGTATTTTTAAAGACACTGAAATGACAGAAGAAGGTGTCTACAACAAAAGCGATATTGAAGAAGCAAAAGATAAAATGAGTGGTGTTGAAACTATATCAGATGATGTTTGTGTTATTCTAGAAGCGCACGTACACATAGAAGTCCCAGGAGAAGAAGACATTGATCCTAAAACAGGTGAGTCTACTGGTGTTAAGTTTCCATACATTGTTACAGTCAAAGAAGACACAGGAGAAGTTTTATCTATCAAACGAAATTGGAATGAAGGCGATCAGACTAAAAAACGTCAAGATTACTTTGTTCACTTTAAGTTTCTACCAGGACTCGGGTTTTACGGGTTCGGCCTAATCCACATGATCGGCGGTTTATCACGAACTGCCACAGCCGCACTAAGACAGCTCTTAGACGCCGGCACCTTGTCAAACTTACCGGCCGGATTCAAAATGCGAGGCATCAGAGTCAGAGACGAAGCTCAACCGTTGC